ATATCAGCTTTCATTAACATATCACAATCCATAAACAATGCCCAACCTGAATAGTCCATAAGTTTAGGTACAATAAATCTACTGAAAGAAAACTCAGTTGATTCTATCTTACTTCGCTCTCTACTAAATTCGTATTTGATATTAGGTTGATAGAGTGGAGTTATCCTTATTGGTCTTGTTGCATTCCTTAATATACTTTGTGATAGAACATGGTATGCAATCTTTTCGTTTCTATCGTATCCTATAAAAATATTAATCATTTGTTTGTTTCACCCATTCTGGACTATTATCCTTGTATTTTCTTTTACCCTTTTTGTGATCTATGTAAGGGTTAATTTCTTTATCTCTTGCTATAATATGACCACCATGGCCATCAGCTTTGTTTCTTTCTTTTGGTTTAATCATGTTTCTAGTATTGTCTAAAGCGTGACAATCAGTTTTATTTACCATGTTCCAAATTTTATCTTCTGTATAATGACTTAAATATAAATCAAAGAATTGTTTACTATCTTCGTCTTTACAATTAAATCCTATAACACCACATTCAGTATAATGATCTCTACCATAAAAAGTAATAAACTTATCATCTGGTATAAAAGTATCCATAAAATTATTTGGTATCTCTTTCATAAAGATATTATCTGCGTCTAACCACATAAACTTTTTACCTAGTTTACTTGCATGGTATTGTGCGAATACTTTATGTGAAAATCTTACTGCGTTTTGTAAGAAGTCACTGTCATCATTCCATACTTTGTCTTTGTGTCTTTCTTTAAACGCAACTAGTTCTGGCATCTCTTTTAGTATATTTACATAAGTTATACCAGCGTAATTAGGATATTGATAATCTTCTTCTACATAACAAATCATTTTGATTGTTTGTTTTGTTTCAGCATATGTTTGTAAAAACTTATATGCATAATCATCATACAATCTTTTATTAAATGTAGTGATGAAGAATTTATCTTCGTCTGTCCAGATTAACTTTTCCATTTTTATATCTTCATAATCATTTATTGGTTCCAAATCATTTTGTAATATTTCTGATTCAGTTAATATTTTTTCTTCGTTTAACATCTTCTTTTATCATATCTCTAACTAATGTTTTTAATGTATGTTTAGGTCGCCACAATAGTTTTTCTTTTGCTCTTGTACTATCACCAACAAGTAAATCTACTTCTGCTGGTCTAAAAAATTTAGGATTAGTTTTGATTATATGTTTTCTATTATGTTTATCTATAACTTCATGTCCATTAAATTCATAAGCTATATTTAATTCATCTAAACATCTTGTTATAAAATCTTTTATTTGAATTGTCTTACCTGTTGATATAACAAAATCTTCTGGCTCATCTTGTTGTAGCATTAACCACATCGCTTCAACATAATCTTCAGCATGACCCCAATCTCTATATGATTCTATATTACCAAGTTCTAATACTTTACCTGTTCGTGTATATTCTACTAAACCTTTTGTAATTTTTCTAGTGACAAATTCTTCACCTCTCATTGGACTTTCGTGGTTAAATAAAATACCACTACAAGCAAAGAGACCATAACTCTCTCTATAATTTTGTGTTAAGTAATGTGAATATGCTTTAGCAACTCCATATGGACTACGAGGGTGAAATGGTGTTGTTTCTTTTTGTGGTGTTTCAATTACTTTACCAAACATCTCTGATGTTGAAGCTTGATAGAATTTTATTTTAGGAAACTTATTTCTTATTACTTCTAATATGTTTAGTACACCTAAAGAGTTTGTTATTGTTGTCACTTGTGGTTGTTCAAATGATAAACCTACAAATGATTGTGCTGCCAAATTGTAAAACTCATCTGGCTTTACTTTGTCAATTGTTTTTTCTATATTGTAAGGTTCTCCTAAATCAAAGTCCATAAATTCTATTTGATCTGTTATCCCTAGTTCATCTAAACGCCAGTGTTTAAGGCCTGTATTACGCCTCTGAGCGCCGTACACCTTGTACCCTTTTGATAGTAATAGTTTCGCTAGATAACTTCCATCTTGTCCTGTAATTCCTGTTATAATTGCTTTCTTCATAATTCACTACCTACTTTCGCTATATAATAACTATCTATAATATCTGTAACTGGATTGTTTAATTTCCCCATATCAAATAGTTTTATCAAATCTTGTTTTGTATGTTCTTTAAAAGCATCATACATAAATTGTTTATCTGCGTTTCCTTTACCTGACGCATATTTTTTAACAACACTAGGTACAACTGTGTCATATAATAATGTTGGTGAGAGTTGTAATCTATATTTAAGAATACCACAGTTCTCTGCGATTTGAAATACAGCTTGACCTTTTGAGCCAAACGAGTAACCTTCAATATAAATTTGTGCTGTTTCTTTTTTGTGTTTGTGAATAATATCCAAGGCCCAACTAGAAATGTTGGAAAATCTTTCAATCGGAGTTGTATATTCTTTGTGTTCATAACCAAATACATTTTTACCAAATTGTCCAATGTGTTTCTTTTTACTCGTTAAAAAGTGAAAAGTACACTTGTCAAAATCAAAGCTATCATCTGCTATACAAATAGCAGGACTATTCAAACTATAATCAATTCCAACTATCGTCTTCGGATTCGTTTGTCCAGATTGTATCTTCGCCTTCATCTACTTCAACTTCCTCAACTTCATGTCCACAGAATGGACAAGTCAATGGCTCAAGGTCTTGTACCTCAATATCCCATTGTACCATATATTTAGTCTCGCAGCTAGAGCAGGTCTTTTCTCGTTTTTCAATCATTATAGTTTAAATTTTTTAAATTGATCTTTTTTTACGTCTTGTTTTATTCCACCAATGACATAACTTTCTATTTCAGTTTCTTGTGGAGCATTCTGGGTACCTCTACTGTTTAACCAATGATCTGTCCATGGTAATGGGTTAGACTTTTGATCGTACACAGGAGTTAATCCAATCGCTTTCATTCTTCTGTTAGCGGTATACTCTACAAACTGGTGTAATAATTTTTCTGATAATCCGATCATAGAACCTTTTGAGAATAGATAAGTTGCCCATCGTTTTTCTTGGCCAACTGCATCATCATACATTTGGTACGTTTCTTTTTCAGTATCTTTAATAACTTTGTCCATTATCTTGTCTCGTTCTATATCTCTATAATTGTTTATAATTCTTTGTGAAACTGCTAGATGTTGACTTTCGTCTCTAGCGATAAAAGAAATAATCTTTGCTGATCCTTCTAATAATTTAAGTTCACCAAAAGCGAAACTACAAGCAAACGATACATAAAATCTTAATCCTTCTAATATGTTTACTGTAATCAAAGCTTTCCATAATTTTTTCTTTAGTTCATACTCATCAACTTTACTCTTATCTAAATGCCATTTGTGACCTGTAAGTATTAAATCATCATAACATTCAGTAACTGCTTTAGCTCTTTTCTCTATCTTCTCGTCTTTAATAATAGTATCAAATACTTCACTAGGGTCAGAGTACAAGTTTTTAATAATGTATGTATAAGACCTACTATGGATTGTTTCCATAAAGTCCCATGTTACTATACAACCTTCTAGTTCTGGTAAAGAACAAAATGGTAAAAATGCTAAACATGGACCACGACCTTGTACACTATCCAACATTGTTTGATACTTTAAGTTAGAAGTGAATATGTCTTTTTGTTCTGGTCTTAATTCTTGGTAATCGTTTCTATCTTTTTGTAAAGACACTTCTTCAGGTCTCCAAAAATAACCAAGTTGTTGTTGAGTTAGCTTATCAAAGATAGGATACTTCATTGAGTCATATCTTTGTACAGCCAGGTCCTCTCCAAAGAACATTGGTTGCTTTAAAAAGTTGATACTTTTCCCTTTATTAAAAACTGATTTTCCCATAGCGTTTTATTTATACTTTCTTAAATTGTACAAGAATCACAGTTCTCTGGATCCTCATCTTCGTTAGTTAGTCCTTCTGGTACATTATCTACAAACCCAATAGGGTGGGCTGGTTCGTCAATATCTTTCTTAGCGTCATATGTATTTTGATAATAAGAAGTCTTCCAACCTAATTTATATGTCGTTAATAAGTCTTGTGCCATTGCTGACAATGGTACTTGGTTTTCGTCAAAGTGATCTGGATTGTACGACCAGTTACCACTTATTGCTTGGTCAAAATACTTCTGCATTACAGCCACTACATTGATATAACCTTCATTTGATTTCATATCCCATAGTAAAGTATATTTACCTTTTAATTTTTTGTAGTCAGGTACCACTTGTTTCAATGGACCTTTCTTACTTTTTTTAACACTTAAATAATCTCTAGGTGGTTCAATACCGTTAGTAGCATTAGAAACCACACTAGAAGATTCTGATGGCATTTGAGCAGAGAGTGTGCTATGTCTAAGTCCGTGCTCTTTAATTTCTTTCCTAATCCACTCCCAATCATAAGATAGATTTCTGGTTACAACCTCGTCTACCTCCTTCTTGTAAGTGTCTATTGGTAAGATACCATCAGAATATTTTGTTCTATTAAAGTATTCACAAGGACCTTTTTCTTTTGCTAGATCATTACTTGCTCTTAATAGATAAAATTGAAACGCCTCTGTTAATTTATCAACTTGACGCCAACCTAATTTTTGTTCGTAAGAATATCCTTGTTTTGCTAGATAATGGGCAAGACCAATATAACCTATACCTAAACTTCTTCTAGCCTTTGTAGATATTTCTGCTGCCATTACTGGATACTTTTGATGATCTATTATTTCGTCTAAACTTCTAACAGCTAGATCGCATAGTTCTTCTAGTTCATCTAGTTCCTCTATCTTTCCAACATTGATAGCTGATAGAATACAAAGGGCAATCTCACCTTCGCCATCTAT